AGGGTCAAAAAACAAAATGACCATGAGCAAGCCCGGTGACACGAAAAAAGTTTATTAAGAACAGAAGGGGCTAAACCATGAGTCTTGAGAACTATTCACCAGAAGCAATCTCCGAACTGGCTGCGCTTTCCAAGCGTTTGTCGGAAGACCCTTCTACCCGCAAAGAGTTTTTGCGGCTAACTAAGAAAGTCCATCCTGACCTGCCCGTGCCTGAGATTGAAATGGAAGAGGCAGTCAATCAGCGCGCATCTGCTGCTGAAGAGAGAGTGGCTCAACTAGAAGCCAAACTCAAACAGCGTGAGATTCGTGATGAGTTGATGAAGCGACGCAACTCCCTTAAGGAAAAAGGCTACGTCCAGTCCGATGAGGAAATCTTGGAAATTGAAAAACTGATGACCGAGAAAGGCATTGCTAACCATGAGACGGCTGCTGACTACTGGCAGAAGTCACGTGAGACTGCGGTTCCCACGGCTAATAATGGTTTCCCGCAACCCGTTATGTCTCGGTTTGACATTAAGGGTTATATGAAAAACCCAGTTGGTGCAGCGCGTGAAAACGCTGCGGCGGCTCTTGCAGAACTTCGCAAGAATCCCAAGCCGATTGGCCTGTAGTTTGGTATGGGGCTTATTTTGAAACTTCGGAGGTAAATCATGCCTATTGGTGGCGGCATCCTTCCGGCTTCGGGTACAAGTCAATTCAACGAGTTAACCTATGTTACTCGGCGCGCATTTATCCCGAAGTTGGTCGTACAAATCTACAACTCGACGCCCCTTATGGCGGCGCTGATCGCTAACAGCCAAACCGCTTCTGGCGGTGTGTCTTCAGTATCAGTCCCCGTCCAGGGTTCCCAGTTTGTAAACGCTCAGTGGTCTGACTACTCGGGTTCGTTTGCACAACCTTCTGTTCAGCAGGGTGCATACCAGGCTGAATTTAACCTCAAGTTGCTTGTCTCCCCCGTTCCGTTCCTCGGAATGGAAGGTGCAGTGCAGCAAGACTACGCGATCATCCCCCTCATTGAGGCTCGCATGAACGATGCGACCAACGTGATGATGGATTCGATGGCAACTGCCTTGTATACCAATACCAGCAATCAGCAGCAGTTTATTGGACTGCCTGCAGCGATTGACGATGGTACGGGCACTGCAACCTACGGAAACATCAACCGTACTACTGAAACCTGGTGGAAATCCAAGCAGTACGCTGCTGGCTCTGTAAACCCCACCCGCCAGAACGTCCTTCAGTACATCTCCGGCACTGTGAAGAACGGCGCTGAAGTGCCTACTTTTGGTGTCTGCGGATTTGGTACATGGACCCTTTTGGCCCAAGACTATGTGGGTCAAGAGAACTACATGATTACCCCAGGATCGGGTTTTGACGGTGATGCCAATGGCCCCCAGGCTGCTTTCCGCGCCCTGATGGTTGCTGGTGTGCCTATCTATCCAGACCCCTACTGCCCAGAAGGTACTATGTATTTTCTGAACAGCAATTACATGTCGCTCTACATCCATGAACAAGCATCGTTTGCGTTCACTGGGTTTGAGTCCACCCTGCCGAACTTCCAAATTGGTTATGTTGGTGCCGTGCTGATGATTGCTGAACTCGTCAACACCAAGCCAAAAGCCATGACGAAGATTACCGGCTACAACTCACTTAGCCTGTAAGGAGGAATCATGTCATTAGCAACTAACAAAATCCTTCTCGCTGACGCTAACGCAAACACCGCTGGTGCGTATTTTCAGGCCGAGACTATTGCTGTTGCCAACGCCTCTTCTACCGTGCTGGACGCTGGTGCATATTATGTGTACCCGACCTCCAACGTGGTGATTCAGGTCAACAATAATTCAAACGGAAATGCGTTTGCTAACGTGTACGCTGCTAACGCTGGCGGGTTGGTTATCTCTGACGGTACTAACGTGCGCCTTAATAACTTTGGTGGCGCAGGCAACATTAACGTCTCCGTGGTGGCTGTTAACGGTGGTGAGCCTGCTGGCGAAACCTACGCATAAGGAGAAATCATGGACGCTAACAGTGTAGGTACCCAGTTACCCAATAGGTTTGGACAAATCCTGTTGGGGCAATTGATTAGCGCCAACATGAACTCCACTGCGGATCAGCAGATCGTTATTTTCTCTGCGCCTGCCAAGTACATCATTCGTCGAATTGTGGCTACAAACGCTTCTGTCAGCCTAAGTACGGCTGCCGGAGGCGTTTATCCGCAAGAGAGCAAGGGTGGAACAGCAATTGTCGCAGCGGGACAGGCATACAGTGGCTTGACTGCATCGGGCAAGTTTATCGACTTGACCATTGCATCTGGCTACACCTCTGGCGGTGATGTTCTTACTGCCAAGAGTATTTACCTGTCTTTAACGACGCCCCAAGGTGCAGCGGCTACCGCTGATGTTTATGTTTTTGGTGACATTGTGACGCTATGACAAATGTTTTTGTACGCAACAACGGTGACAATCCTTTGGTAGACGCCTTTGATGGCGTCACTTATAACTTTGCCTGTGGCAAGGAAGTGGAAGTACCCGAAATTGCTGCAAAGCATATATTTGGTTATGGCGATGACAATAAAGAGCCGTATCTTGTAAGGCTTGGTTGGATGAAAATGAGTACAGACTATTCTATTGCAATGGAGCGTTTGGCTACGTTTTCATTCAGTCGTGAGTCTTCCAAACCCGTCCACGTGTCAGCCCCCGTGGTGGAGCGAGTAGCCGCACCCATGCCTAAAGCGCGGGTTGCGGCGAAAGTGCCATCCTCAACAGATGATTAAGAATGGCAACAACTCTATCGGGTTACATTACAGAAACCCGTCGATTGCTGCATGACGTTAACGCAAATTTCTGGACCGATGCGGAGTTAACGGACTACATCAACGACGGACGAAACACCCTAGTGCGAGACAGTGGGTGTAATCGCGTCCTTCAGTCTTACACTGCTCCATACAATGTTGAGACGATTGACTTTTCGGCTTTACCGGAAGATGTAAAAACAATTGATATTCTTAACATCAACCTGTATTGGGGAAACTCTCGGGTTCCCCTTATGTATTTTCCCTGGACAAACTTTAACGCTCAGTTGAGGTACTGGCAAAACTACACTGGGCGACCAGCGGCGTTCTCCATGTATGGTCCTAAAAAAATATTTATTGGCCCTAAACCGGATCAAGCCTATGTAATGGAACTTGACACAGTTGTTGAGGTTGACCCAATGGTCAATGGTGCAGACGTAGAGACTTTGCCAACCCCCTTTACTGAGTCAGTGCCGTTCTATGCGGCTTACATTGCCAAGTATCAAGAGCAGTCCTATGGCGAGGCTGAAATATTCAAACAAGAATATGCTAAGCACGTTATGGAAGCCCTTAATGGAACCTTTACCCGACGGCTACCCACACCTTACATATCGGGGTACTAAATGGCTGCCGTTGAGCAAAAGAAACAGTACGCCGTTGTCAAGGACTTCAAAGGTGTAAACACCAAGAATAGCCGCACGGTTATTGAAAATGGTGAGTTTGCTTGGCTTGAGAACGCGCAACCCATAGGTTTTGGCAATCTGAAAATCGTTGAGGGCAATCAGTTGGTGAACTCGACTGCTTGGACCGCCAATGTGACCTATATGTCTTCAGTCAACATTCAGAACAATGAGTACATTCTTGGCTTTCAGGACGATGGATCGGCCCAGTATGTCAACATTACGACTGGCACAACAGGAAATATCGCTGCTGCCAATACGTTTTCCAATACCGGCGTAGCCATTACCCAGTGGAAAAATGAGCGCGCCCTAATTATTGACCCTGACAGAGGGTATAAAACTTGGGATGGCGTGAACCTGCTTGACATTGGCTCGGTGGTCACGGTAACAATCAACAATCCTGGCACTGGCTACAACGCCGCTAATACCACTGTTTCTTTTGGTGCCCCTAACCAGGCCAACGGAGTGCAGGCTACGGGTGAGGTGGTCATCGTTGCAAACGCCGTCTCGGAAATCATTGTGACCGAGGCTGGCACCGGATACACCAGCCCACCCACGGTGACAATTACGGGCGGTGGCAGCAATGCCAACGTGACTTGCTCAATTCTTGACCAGAACGGCACTGACGTAGCCACCTTTTCTGGGCGTGCCTGGATTGCTTCGGATCGGACCACGTTCTACACGGCAGCCGATACCTACAATGACTTCACAAACATCTCAGCCGGGTTCTTGACTATTTCGGACTCGACCCTGAGAACCAACATTACCCGCATCCTGTCAGCCAATAACTTCTTGTATGTCTTCGGCGAGGACTCTATTAACGTGTTTTCAGATGTGCGGATAGATTCTATAACTGGCGTAACTTTGTTTACAAACACCAACGTCTCGGCGTCTATTGGTTCCAACCTCAGAAACACCATCTTCCCGTACTTCCGGTCTGTGTTGTTTATGAACGAGTACGGGGTGTACGCCCTGGTGGGTGCTACCACGACCAAAATCAGTGACCCCTTGGATGGGGTATTCCCGCTGATTAA